GTATGAGAACCTAATAATGGCAAGTATGCGTGGGCGTGCAGGTCAAGTCGTTGGAGGTGGTTTTAGCGGTGGAAAAGCGCAACTTGGGGTACGGACAACTAAGGCTGTAAAAAAGATGGGTTGTTCGAATATTAAACAAATCATTGAGACTGATAAACTAATTATCCAAGATTATGAACTGATAAATGAATTTTCTACATTCATTCTCAAAGGACAGTCTTATGAGGCAGAAGAAGGACATTGTGATGACCTTGCAATGTGTTGTGTATTATTTGGTTGGTTAGTTCAACAAACTTATTTTAAAGAGTTGACAGACGATGATATTCGTGCTAGAATGTTTAATGAAAATCAGTATCAACTAGAACAAGACATGGCTCCATTTGGGTTTATTGTAGATGGAGTAAATGATTACGAACAGAGTGTAACTATTGATGAGTATGGAACAAGATGGAGTCCAGTAGTACGTCAATACGACTCAGATTGGTAGAGAATTTAAAATCCCTACATAATATCAGTTATATCGTTTTCTAGTTTTAAGTAACAGTTTGCACAGACAATTTTAGAATTATCAATAAGTTTTTTAACTTCAGTTCTAGATTGTTCGTTCAAACCTTTTCTTTTAGTTAGTTTACGAACTTCCCTTTCGTGGGGATAAAATTGGAGACAGGCCGTTTCAGATTCACCACAGTAATTACAGTACTTATCCCCAAGATATTCATTAACCCATATCTTGCGAGCCCTGTAATTACGTTGAGATACCCTTTTAATGGTGTCTTTGTATTTCTGATAATGCTTCGACATAGTATTATTTATGTGTTGCCTGACCTATAAAATTCTAAATGAAAGATGGGTTTTTTATAAATATCTGTGTAAGTTTGGAAAACTTTAATAATGACTTATCCATAAGGAGAAACAAAAGATGGCATTTCAAGTATCCCCTGGCGTTCTCGTTAAAGAGGTAGATTTAACTAATGTTGTTCCCGCTGTTGCAACTTCAATCGGAGCTATTGCTGGTCACTTCACGACTGGCCCAGTAGCAGAAGTTGTTCCCATCGGTTCGGAACAAGAATTAGTAGAAATCTTTGGTAAACCAACCTCTGATAACTACGAGACATGGTTCACAGCCGCCAATTTTTTACAATATACAAATAGCCTTCGTGTTGTTCGTGTTGCGATGGCAGGAGCTAAAAACGCAACTGCTAATGACGCTGGTTTAACGATTAATAACGAAGACGTTTATGACGCAAGCTTTTCTGGTGGTCAAGGATCTGTTGGTTCTTGGGCAGCTAAAAACACTGGTGCATTAGGTAACGCACTTGCTGTTTCAGTTTGTACATCATCAAATGCGTTTGAACAAACATTCACAGGTTCTGCTGGTACACTTGGTGTAACAACTGGTACTCCTGCTGCTGGTGCAACTACTGTTGGAGTTGATAACGGTGGTGGTTCTGCTGGTGACGGTGGTGCTGCATTCTCAGTAGGCGATATCGTTCACTTCAGTGAAGCAGACGGTTCACAGTATGAAGTTACTGCAATTTCTACTGACAACTTAACTATTAAACAATTAGATAATCCTAACGGTGGTGGACTTAAATCTGCTTTGACTGCGGCAACAACTGTTCGTAGACGTTGGAGATTTTATGATTTGTTTGACGCTGCTCCGGCAACTTCGCCTTGGGCTGCAGATAGAAATCTAACTTTAGATGAAATGCACGTTGTAGTTTATGACGCAACTGGTGGTATCACTGGTTTTGATGCTGATATCGGTGGTCAAAGAACACTTTCTGTTATTGAAACATATGCATTTGTATCTCAGTCTAATAACGCAAGAACACCACAAGGTGGAACTAACTTCTACGCAAACGTAGTTAACACTGGTTCAAGTTATGTATACTGGATGGATCACGGCGCTAATATGGCAAATATTGGTACTACACCAGTTTCTGGTACTGCATTTGCTAACACCAATTTAAACGGTGCTGGTGTCTTGGTTGATTCATTAGGTGGTGGTACAGATGGTACTGCAAGTCCTCTTGCTGCTACTGTCGGTGAACTTGATCTTGCATACGACCTTTTTGCAGACGCAGATACAGTAGACATTAACCTAATTATGTCAGGTGCATGTCCTGCTGGTACAAACGGAGTAACACACGCAACAAATATCATCGACCTTGCAGAATCAAGAAAAGATGTTGTTGCATTTATTTCACCTAGAGCTGCAGATGTAGTTGGTGTCACAACAAGTGCCGCTCAAACAACTAACGTCAAAGGTTTCTTTGATGGACTTGCAAGTTCTTCATACGCTGTTTTCGATAGTGGTTGGAAGTACATGTATGACAAGTACAATGATGTATATCGTTACGTTCCATTGAATGGTGATACAGCAGGACTTGCTGCAAATACTGACAATGTTGCTGACCCTTGGTTCTCACCAGCTGGTTACAACAGAGGACAGGTTCGTGGTGCAGTTAAACTTGCTTATAACCCAACAAAAGCACAAAGAGATATCCTATATCCTGCTCGTATCAACCCTGTTGTTACATTCCCAGGCCAAGGTACAGTTCTCTTCGGTGACAAAACTGCTCTATCAAGACCAAGTGCATTCGACAGAATTAACGTCCGTAGATTGTTTATCGTTCTTGAGAAAGCAATTTCTACTGCTGCAAAATTCCAACTCTTTGAATTTAACGATGCGTTCACACAGGCACAATTTAGAAACCTAGTTGAACCATTCCTCAGAGATGTACAGGGACGTAGAGGTATTACAGACTTCTCAGTTGTTGCAGACGAAACGAACAACACAGGTGAAGTAATTGATAGAAATGAGTTTGTTGCAGATATCTTCATCAAACCAGCTCGTTCAATTAACTTTATTCAACTTAACTTTGTCGCAGTAAGAACTGGTGTGGCATTTAGTGAGATAGGAGGTTAATCATGGCTAGTATTGACGATTTCAAATCAAATCTCCGTGGTGGTGGTGCAAGAGCTAATCAGTACCGTGTAATTATGAGTACGCCAGGAGCAATTGCAACTGGATTAGATGCAACTAGAACACAATATATGGTAAAGGCAACATCGTTGCCTGGCCAAACAATTCCAGAAGTGACTGTTAACTTTAGAGGAAGACAATTATTCCTTGCTGGTGACAGAACATTTGAGACATGGACAACTACAGTAATCAATGACACTGATTTCATGGTTCGCAACGCAATGGAGCGTTGGATGAATGCAATTAATGATCTTGAAGAAAATACTGGATTGACAAATGTTTCAGATTACACTGCTCAATTAGTAGTACAACAGTTGGATAGAGATGACAGAATTTTGAAGAGTTATACTCTAAGAAACTGTTGGCCAACTATAATCGCTCCGATTGAGTTGTCATATGACACTGTAAGTGATATTGAATCCTTTGATGTAACTTGGAGATACACAAGTTTCTCCGCTAGTTCGGTATAAGTAACCTTTTTAAAACCTACTAAATAGTTGGGTAAAATTAGGAGAATTATAGTATGGCTGAACTTTTTGGTTTCAGAATCACAAGAGCAAATCAGGATGGGAGTAGTGATGCGTTCACTGCTCCCTCTACTGATGACGGCACGTTTGATGTAGTATCTGGTGGAGGACATTACGCCTCTATCCTAGATATGGATGGGCGTGAGAAAAACGACCTTGACTTGATTCGTAGGTATCGTGATATTGCACAACAACCAGAGTGTGATAGTGCAATTGAAGATATTGTGAATGAGGCGATTGTATCAGATGAACGTGATCAATCAGTCTCAGTCTCCCTCGACAGGTTAGAACTTTCTCCAAAAATCAAATCTAAAATTCGTGAAGAATTCAATGAAGTCCTAAGACTTATGGATTTCAATGCAAAAGGACACGATATTTTTAGACGTTGGTATGTGGATGGAAGACTCTATTATCATAAGGTAATTGACACAAAGTCTCCTCGAAAGGGGATGCAAGAAGTTCGTTACGTTGACCCTCGTAAGATTAAGAAGGTCAGAGAACAACGAAAAGAAAAAGATCAAAAGACAGGATTGGATATGGTTAAGGCCATTGAAGATTTCTATCTTTATAACGAAAAAGGTTTAGACGGTGCAGCTGGTACTTCTAGTGGAGTAAAGATTACTTCCGATTCTATTGCATACTGTCCATCAGGACTTGTAGATATGCACAAGGGTACAGTACTCTCACATCTAAACAAAGCAATTAAACCTGTCAATCAGTTGCGTATGATTGAAGATGCATTAGTAGTATATCGCATCTCTCGGGCGCCTGAAAGACGTATCTTCTACATTGATGTTGGTAACTTGCCTAAGATGAAGGCAGAAGCATACCTCAAAGATGTGATGAATCGTTATCGTAACAAAATGGTATACGATGCACGAACTGGTGAAATCAGAGATGATAGAAACCACATGTCTATGTTAGAAGATTTCTGGCTACCTCGTAGAGAAGGTGGTAGAGGAACAGAGATTACAACTTTGCCAGGCGGTTCAAACCTTGGTGAGATTGATGATATTACATACTTCCAAAAGAAACTGTATCGTTCATTAAACGTACCAGTATCTAGACTTGCAGAAGAATCAGGTTTCCAAATTGGACGCTCTGATAACATTACAAGAGATGAGTTAAAATTTACTAAGTTTGTACAGAGACTTCGCAAGAAATTTGCAGTACTGTTCTCAGACTTATTGAAAACACAACTTGTTCTAAAAGGTGTTATCGCAGTTGAAGAATGGGATTCTATTAAAGAACGTATTCAGTACGACTTCCTACAAGATGGCTACTTTACAGAATTGAAAAATGCAGAAATTCTTAGAGAGAGACTTGATATGTTAGGACAGATCGAAAGTTATGTCGGAACATATTATTCTAAAGAGTATGTAAGAAAACATATCCTTCGTATGAATGATGATACTATCGAAGAGATTGAAAACCAAATTAAAGATGAAGAAGGTGGTGAAATGGGTGGAGATGACGATGGCATGTTCGCACATAACGATCCTACACAGGGAGATAAATAATGGACAATGTAAAAAGTTTTGTAAATGCAATTGGTGATGGTGATAACATTAACGCTGAAACACATTTTAACGCTGCACTTGCAACTAAGGTTGGAAATGCATTAGAAACAAAAAGACAAGAAGTGGCACAATCATTCGTGACACATCATATACCAGAGGTAGAAACAGATAGTGAGTAAGACTCTTTCACAGTTCAAACAGAACTTACCAGAGAAAGACGAGCATAAGAAATCTAAGGAGTACAAAAAGTTGTCTCCTAAGATGAAAGATGCTATTGACGCTATTTTCAAGGAAATGGATGCGAAGCCTACAGATTTCCTAAATACTTTTGATAAAACAATAAATAGTGTTGCCAAAAAGTTTAAAGTTCCGCATAAGGCACTTATGGACTATTTTGAAAATGAACTATTAACAATTTAGGAAGAAGTGATATGAAAGTTTT